TGAGTAAAGAAGAATTTGAATTGTTAATGTGGAAAAAATTAGAATATAAAGATATATATTTTGAAGATTTGAACTTTGAAGAAACCGAAAGGATTTCAAAAATAATAGAAGTAGCGTTTGAATTAACGCTGAGTGTATGAGCAGTAGCCTACACTAACCTTTGATAAATGAACAGAACTTTAAATTAATAACCAAGCAATAGTTAAAAGGCTGACAGGCTATTGCTTATACACATTGTTAGCAAACGTAACTTATTATGGAACATCAAGCGTATCAAACACCAAAAGAAGATTTAATGAATAGTGCATTAGAACACTATGAAGAAGCAAGTAACGCAATACATCATTGGAATAGCGATATACCAAAAGCAATAAGACATTACTACACAGGCGACCAAAAGCTAAACAAGAAGGGATTAGTTTCTCTTGGTGTTTGTATTGGTTTAGTAGTAGGTAGTTCATTGGGTTATGTTTGCTAACGTTAAAAATAAACACAGTAAAAGATTATGAAAACAGAACTTTCAAAAATAGCTGAAGACCTTGAACAAGGCACGATAACTGACCAAGAAGCACGAAAACTTTTATTGGGTTTATTGGGTGTTGGCGGTAGTGCTTTACAGTTTACAGACGATCTGTTTAAGCTGATAAATGCCTACGCCAAAAATGGACTTAGTAAACCTGATTTAGTTTCCGCTATGGAATGGATGACTGGTAGTTGCAATATGAGTTAATTTTGCATTACCGCCAACGTAACCGTATATGAAATGGGCGGTATCGTACCAGTGCAGTAAGGGTTAGGATATTACCTTGCTTTAGACGAAGATAAGAGTTCAGCAACGAACACCGCCTTTTTTATATACATTGTTATAAGCCGTTTTTGTAAGGCTATAACCTGACAAAGTAAATGAAAAAGTAAGACTAAAACCTGACGAAATGATGTTAAAAGCCTTTGATAAAAATTTCTGGTATTCTATGGATATAGAAAAAACAGAATGGATTGATAAAAATACAGAACAAAAAGAGAATGTTATATATTTTGAATTAAATAATGTACCAGATGATGTGCCGAAACACGCAATTATACCCAATGAAACAGGATTTGTAATGAGTATTGAAGATGCAAAATATTTAAAGGCTTTTTTAGAAGTTGCTCTAAATGGCTTATAACAAAGGTATAAGGCATCGTTTTAATGTGCCTTATACAAAGTTGTAGTTAACTAACAAATAATAAACGATATGAGCAAAGAAGCGGAAGAGTTTTTCAGACAGAAAACAATAGAGAACGCTACAAGACCAAGGATGAAGAAATTCCTTGCCTTAGTAAATAGAGAAGAGGAGGGTAGGATTATGCAGGAATATGCCGACGAGCAATTACGGTTACACGGTGTCCAGTTTATTAAGTAAAAATCAAGAAATAATTAAATATAGTCAGGTGGCGGAATGGTAAGACGCAAAGCAATGGGATATTACCCTACTAAAGTTACAGGTTCGAATCCTGTCCTGACTACTAAAATGATAGGTAACTTTAAAATTAAGAAATGAAAAATATACAAGGCAAAGAGGAGAACTTAAAACTTTACAATAGAAATGGGGTTTTGGTATATGAGTTTTATAAAGACTTTGATGGTTACTGGGAAAGCACCTATGATGATAACGGTAATGAACTAACCTTTAAAAACTCTAACGGTGATTGGATTGAAAGCACCTACGACGATAACGATGATTTACTAACCTTTAAAGATTCTAACGGAGTAAGCAGAGGTTTTGATATTCCCGAATACACAATGGAAGAATTAACTAAGATAGTAGGTGAAGAAATGAAAAACATATTAGGAAAATCAGAGAACTTAAAACTTTACAATGATAAAGGTAGTTTAGTATATGAATTTTATACACATTCTACTGGTTATTGGGCTGAAAAAACCTACGATGATAAGGGTAATTGTTTAACCTATAAAAATTATAAAGGAGAATCTAGAGGATTCGATATCCCCGAATACACCATGGAACAATTAACTAAGATAGTAGGAAAAGAATTTAAAATAAAGAAATAATCAATTAAATTTAATCAAATGGAAAAAAAGAAAGAAACTTTCGAGAGATTGTCGGCTGTTAATGTCAACGACAAAGTAGAGAAAAAGAGTAACCTTACTTATCTTAGTTGGGCTTATGCTTGGGCTGAGGTTAAAAAGGCTTGTCCTGATGCTTCGTATAAAGTAATCACAGATCCAACTACACAAAAACCATACTTTTACGATGACCGTCTTGGGTATATGGTTATGACAGAAGTTACTATAGATGGTGAAACTTTAGAAATGTGGTTGCCCGTTATGGACGGAGCCAATAAATCTATGATGGATATTCCATATACTTACAAGGGTTTCGCTTGGATTAACGGAAAGAAAACTGAGGTAGAGAAAAAGGTAGATGCAGCAACTATGTTTGACATCAACAAAACATTGATGAGATGCTTGACTAAAAACTTAGCTATGTTCGGACTAGGATTATATATCTATGCCGGAGAAGATTTACCTGAAACAGAAACCAAGGCTACTCAAGCACCAACAAGAGCAGATGTTCAATCACAAACTAAACAAGATGCTCCTGAACCTAAGTTAGAAGAACTTAAAAAGGATACGGATAATTGGAATAAGGTAGTTAAATACGTTACAGCTAACAAACCATTAGGTATTGAAGCTATAGGTAAACAGCTTAACAGAAAATATAAAATGACAGCAGCAATTAAAAAGGAAATTGCTAACTTAATATCAGAGAAATAATGGGAGTTGTACATGAAAACGTACCAGTTCTTGAGTTGTTAAAAAATGACCAAGAATATTATGGAGGCATTGGGAAGAATTACTTGTCCAATTCAGACATTGGAACATTGCTTAATAATCCAAAAGATTTTGGTAAGCCAAGAGAAGACAATAAGGCTTTTATGGAAGGCAGATATTTTCATCAATTGATTCTTGAACCTGAGAAAGCTAAGGATATATTATATGTCGATGCGAGCACTCGTAACACAAAAATATATAAAGACTTTTGTGTAGCTAACAACCTGCCTTTTTGTATGTTAGAAAAAGAGGTGTTGGATATTCAGAATCTTGTAGGTATAATTAATGGAAATATTGCTTTCTTTGAAGAAATATATAAAGAAGGAAATCAATATGAGGTACCTGCTATTGGAGAAATTCAAGGTATGATGTGGAAGGGTAAGGCGGACATTGTTACAGATGAAGTAATAATTGACCTCAAGACCACCTCAGATATAGACAAGTTCAAGTGGAATGCTAAAAAGTACAACTACGATTCTCAATGTTATATCTATCAGACGCTATTCGGTAAACCTTTAGTGTTCTATGTTATTGATAAGACTAATGGCTTACTAGGTATTTTCAGACCTACTGAGGAGTTTATCAAATCAGGAGAAGACAAGGTAGCCAAAGCTATTGAGATGCACGATAAATACTTTGGAGATAATCCATGTGATGAGATAGTGAATTATTACATTGATGAATATTTATTTTAAAACAATTAAAGATACCAACTCTTTGCTTAGCCTCAGGGGTATTGAGTTGGTTTAAAACAGACTGAGGCAAATTAAAAAAAACATTTATAATGGCACAAGATCAACAAGAGAAGATTTTTGCAGATGGATTCATCTTCAAAAGAAACCCAAAAGCTCCTGAGTTTGTAGTGGGTAGAGTATCAATTAAAGTAGAAGAAGCTGTTTCTTTTTTAAAAACCCATGAAAAGAATGGTTGGGTAAATTTAGACATTAAAGAAGCTAGGAGTGGTAATCATTATATGGAGTTGGATACGTTCGTTCCGAACAATGATAGTTCAGCACCCCCTAAAAGGGAAATACAGACCCCTGTGGCGTCTTTAAAAGTAGAGGACGATGTAGATGATGAATTACCTTTTTAACACCTATTAGATCAAGGGGATTAAGTTCCCCTTTTTTTAGCTTTTAACAATGTCAAAAAAAATTTTCTATATATATATATATATTATTCTTCTTCTTCTTATTTTTATATTATTTCGTTTCATTTTTAAAATTAACATTAAAGACATTAGTATTAGTAATCAATAAGTTAAGTATCAAAAAACAACATAAAATCGACACATAAACAACATATAATGGCACAGTTAGTAACTATATTTCAAAACATTAGAGACACAGATACTCCTTTTTACAGAGATATTAACTTGATTCTCAACAGGATAAAAGACGGAGCGGGGACTACTAAGGACATAGTAAAGAAAATAAGATTAGAAAAAAATAAGTCGGATAGGAACGAAATAAAAAAGCAATTGCCTGCTATATGCTTTAGTGGTAAGTTTACTAAGAGATTGGATTCAGCTTTATTTGAGCACTCAGGCTTTATTTGCTTGGACTTTGATGGGTATCAAAAGAAAAAAGAATTGTTGCAAAACAAAGAGACGTTGTCTAAAAACAAATATGTTTATTCAGTTTTTATATCTCCATCAGGAAATGGCTTAAAGGTATTAGTTAAGATACCTGCAGATCCTGATAACCATACAAATTATTTTAATAGTCTTGAAAAGTATTTTAATTCTCCTTATTTCGACAAGACAAGTAAAAATATTAGTAGAGTATGTTATGAGAGTTATGATCCACTTCTTCATATAAATCAAAATTCTTCGATTTGGGACACGATTGAGGAGCCGGAGTACGTAGAGGTTAACCGAACAAGAGATAAGGCTACTATACCCATTACAGACGAAAATAAGATAGTTGAGATACTTGTTAAGTGGTGGGAAAAGAAATACCCTATGCAAGAGGGTCAGAGAAATCAAAACGCCTATGTACTTGCAATGGCATTTAATGACTTTGGAATAAACAAAAGTTTAGCAGGTTATGTACTTAATCAATTTGCCTCAAGTGACTTTACCCTTGAAGAGATCAGTCTTACTATTGATTCAGCTTATAAAAACAAAGCCAACTTTGGAACCAAGTACTATGAGGATGAAGAGCGTATAAATAATATCAAAGCTAAATTAAGACGAGGGGCATCAAAGAAAGAAATTAGATACCAACTTCAAGAGTCAAACTTGGATGAGGATGTAATTGATTCTGTACTGATTAGAATTGAGGAGGAAAATGCTAAGATGACTTTTTGGAATAAGAACGATAAAGGTATTATCAAGATAGTTCATATTTTATTTAAGCAGTTTCTTGAGGATAATGGATTTTATAAGTTTTGTCCCGAAGGAGGAAAGAATTATGTTTTTGTAAAAGTAACTAACAACCTAATTGACCATACTTCTGAGAAAGAAATTAAAGACTTTGTTCTCGATTATCTTCTTGACTTAGATGATGTTTCCATTTATAACTACTTTGCAGATAACACAAGATTCTTTAAGGAAGAGTTCTTATCATTAATATCAACTATAGAAATTTATTTTATAGCAGATTCAAAAGACACCTCTTATTTATACTATAAAAACTGTGCAGTTAAAATAACTAAAGATAACGTTACTACTATTGACTATTTAGATTTAGGTGGATACGTTTGGAAGGATCACGTAATAGATAGAATTTTTACAATAGGAGAGGTAACAGACGCTTGTGACTTTAGAAAATTTATATCAAACATTAATGGTTCCGATGAAAATAGAACTAATTCAATGGAGAGCACTTTAGGATTCTTAATGCACGGATATAAAAATCTATCCTTTTGTCCTGCTGTTATTTTGAATGATGAGGTAATTAGTGACAATCCTGAAGGGGGTACAGGTAAGGGATTAATTATGAACGCACTAAGCAAAATGAAAAAAGTAGTTACTATTGATGGTAAGTCTTTTACATTTGAAAGAAGTTTTGCGTATCAGTTAGTTTCAGTTGACACTCAGATACTTGTATTTGATGATGTTAAGAAACACTTTGACTTTGAGAGACTATTTAGTGTGGTTACAGAGGGATTAACTCTTGAGAAGAAGAACAAAGATGCTATCAAGATACCATTTGCAAAGTCTCCAAAGGTTGCTATAACAACTAACTACGCAATTAAAGGTTCAGGAAATTCATTTTTAAGAAGAAAATGGGAGCTAGAGTTATACCAATATTACAGTAAAAACTTTACACCACAAGACGAGTTTGGTAAACTACTATTTGGAGATTGGAACGATGATGATTGGTTTCAATTTGATAACTATATGATACAATGTCTTAAAAATTATCTGAACACAGGTCTTGTCAAGTCTAAATTTGTTAACTTAAAAGTAAGACACTTGTCTCAAGAAACCTCTCACGAATTTATAGAGTGGGTAGGTTTGGTAGATAGCACAGATAGTAATAGTGTAATAGAGCATAACGTAAGGCTTTATAAGAATGAATTGTATAACAGTTTTGTTAATGAATATCCGGATTATAGTTCAAGAGGAAAGATGAGTATAAGTAGAACTAAGTTTTACAGGTGGCTTACATCTTATGCGAATTTTAAAGAAGGAATTGAAGCTGAGGAAAACAGAGATCAAATCGGAAGGTGGATTATATTTAAGAAAAAAGAATAGCTTTAATTATGTCAGATGTATTAAGTAGAATACCATCCTATAGCAACGAAATGATGTGGAAAGAATGTGAAATTCTTAAAAAAATTGTCACTATGACTATAGATACTAAATCAGGTAGAGGCAAGAATGTTGTAATTACAAAAAAATTAAAACATAATACACGTAAAGAAGTTATAGACAGGATAGTAAGAAGCTGCGAACACTATAAAAAATTATATGAAATGGAAAGTAAAAAAGTAGGAAGTTTAGAGGTGGTTAAATACAAATTTGATACCATAAACGAAGAGCCAAGAATAATAATAGAAATGATAAAAGTACTTGACACTGATGGTAAATATATAAAATTTGCCAAATTAAAAAATGTTGTTGATTACTTATCAAAGTATCCTATAAAGTTTAAGAGCTATGATTAAGTTTAGAGATTACCAAAAAGATATTATAGCAAAAGGAACTGAGGTAATAAAACAATCAGGGTTCCTTTATCTTGCAATGGAAGTTCGCACAGGGAAAACCTTGACGAGTCTAGGTATTGCAGATATGTTAGGGGTAAGTGATGTTTTGTTCTTGACTAAGAAAAAAGCAATATCAAGTATCGAGTCAGATTATGACAGCCTTTCCCCAATATACAATCTTACTGTAATGAATTATGAAAGCATACATAAGTTGCCTAACACAAAATGGGATATGATAGTTTGTGATGAAGCACACAGTTTAGGTGCTTTTGCAAAACCAAGTAAAAGAGCAAAGCAAGTAAAAGAGATTTTAAATAAGACAAAAGCAAAGGTGATTTTATTATCAGGAACACCAACTCCTGAGTCTTATTCTCAAATGTACCATCAAGTATATGGCATACCAAAAAATCCATTTAAAGAATTTAAAAATTTCTATAGATTTTGTGATAAATTTGTAAATGTAAAACAGAAAATGATAAACGGTTTATTGATGAATGATTACTCCGATGGTAGGCAAGATATAATAAAGGCAATGGAACCATTTACCATTAATTACACACAAGAAGAAGCAGGCTTTATAGCTAAGACAACAGAAGAAGTTTTTGAGGTAGAGTTAAAAGAATCAACCTATAGGTTAATTAAAAAACTTACTAAGAATTTAGTGGTTGAAGGTAAGGAAGAAATAATATTAGCAGATACTCCTGTTAAATTAATGATGAAATTGCATCAGTTGTACTCAGGAACTGTTAAATTTGAAAGCGGAAAGTCGATGATATTAGATACATCAAAGGCAGATTTCATAAAAGAGTCTTGGGAAGGTTGTAAAATTGCAATATTTTATAAATTTAAAGAAGAGCTACAGGCATTGAAACAAGTTTTTGGAGATGAATTAACTACTGAACTGAGTGTCTTTGAAGAAACAGATAAGAACATAGCATTGCAGATAGTTTCAGGTCGTGAGGGAATATCTTTAAAGAAAGCAGAGTACTTAGTTTATTATAACATAGACTTCAGTGCAACAAGTTATTGGCAGTCAAAAGATAGAATGACAACAAAAGACAGGCTTGAAAATGAGATATTTTGGATATTTTCAAAAGGAGGTATTGAACATGAAATTTATAAAGCAGTAACAAAAAAGAAAGATTTCACATTAACACACTTTAAAAAAAATTTTTATTTATGAAAAATAAATTAGCAGGCAAACACCCTTCTTATGATAAGTTAGGAATGTCAGAGGATAGAAAGAAAAAGAAATTAGCATACGACAAAAAGTATCAAGCTACTGAGAAAAGAAAAAAATACAGAGCTGAGCTTAATAGAGCTAATAAGAAAGCAGGAACTTATGGTAATGGAGATGGTTTGGATATGAGCCACACAAAATCAGGAAAAATAGTAAAAGAAAAAGCTAAAACTAATAGAGCAAGAAATGGTCAGAACTCTAAAAGTACAAAAAAATGACAACAACAGATTCTAACGTCTTAAACATAAATATACCTAACTTGAAACTAAAAGTTAGAAGAAGTTGGTTGACTAAGAACGATATAAACGAAATTAAAGAATGACAGAGGCTCAGATACAGTCTAAAAAAATTAAAGAGCTTGAGTCTCAGGGATACTATGTTATTAAGCTAATCTTGACTAATAAAAAAGGTATCCCTGACTTGATAGCAATACCTAAAGATTCAGATGTTTTGTTTATAGAGGTAAAAGGTCCAAAGGGATCCACACGTCCAATACAAGATTTTAGAATTAAGGAATTAAAAGAACACGGAGTAGAAGTTGAAGTACATAAACCAATTTAATTAAATGGAATTATTAAAAAAAATAGTAAATGATTTGTTCAATGCAGACTTGTCTGATAATACAAGAAGAAGAAGCTATGTTGATGCAAGAAAAGTTTATTCAAAGATATTAAGTGAAGAAGGATATTGTTATGGATATATAGGTGATACTATAGGTAAAGACAGAACAACAATCCTGCATTATATAAAATCATTTGATAACATTATATTACACGACTCTTCATTTAGAAAAAAATATGAGTTAGCAAAAAATAAGTTTGTTTTTTCAAATAAAAATTCAAGTGATCAAGACATATATGGTACTGCTATTAAATTAAAAGAAGAACTTGATTTAGCTTTACTTAAAAACAAGAATATGTTAAATGAATTTATTGATTATTTAGAGAATTATGAAAAAGAAAAAGGCTGTATGCCTGATATAAATTATTGTAAAGAAAATATATTACCCCTGTTTACAGGTTAAATTTTAAAACTATGGAAGAACAAAAACGAGCAGAAAGAATATGTAAGCTAATAGAAGAGTATCATTTATTACTCGCCAATATTTATGAAAATTTAGTTGATAGAGAATTTAAGTATGCTCAAACTGATATTCAGTTTTTAATTATAGAGTTACGTTATGTTCTAAAATCAATACAAGAAGATGATTTTTGAGACTGAACAAGATTTAATTAGAGAAAAAAAAGCTATTGAAACTTTTGTAAATGTATTTAAAGGGTCATTCAAAAAACTTGATCCAAAAGATATTGACTACAAAGTATTTGATAAAGATAAAAACTTGATAGCTTATGTGGAGGTAAAAGGCAGAATTAAAACCATATACAATGCTTACCCTCTTCCTGTCTCAGCACGAAAGTTGGTTAAGTTAATTGATAAAAGATTAAACCCTGTTGTTATATGGGCTTGTGAAGATGGTATAATTTATGGCAAAGCAAATAAATTAAAAGGAGACATCCGTTGGGGAGGTAGATTCCCAAGAGAAGACTCCTTTAATGACGAAGAGCTTATGGTTTACTATGAAAAACAAAAAGAATTAAAGTACATAAGATACGTTTAATTTCCTCCAAACTTTTTACTACCAAAGCTACCACTACCGAACTTTTTTGATTCGAACTTTTTTGATCCAAAACCACCTTTCTTAGTATAGTTATACATCTTATCTTTCATTTCTCTTTCTTCCTTAGCTTCTTTTAATTTAGCTTCACGTTCTTCCTTGGTTGATTCATACCACTCTGACCCCTTTCCGAAGTTCTTCTCATACAACTTAGGGTCATATCTTTTTAGGTCAGTTTTATTTTTGTAACCACCAAGTAAATCTTTTGCTCTTTGCTTTTTTAATTCAACAGCAGCCTCAGCTTCTTTAATACTTGCGTAAATAGATTTGTTTACCAAATTTCTTACGTCCTTATATAAAGGAATAAGACCTGCGTGTCCTAAAAGTTCTAATGGTATTCTTTCTTTAACAACCCTCTCTTCTCTTTCTATTGCATCAATTTCTTTTTTGGTTGTGCCCCCTGACAATACAGCAGGTATCCCCTTTCTGTTTTTATAAATTAAAGAAGCTGTATTTAAAGCAGGACCAAAGGACCCCCCCATATTCATAAGAAGTTTTCCTAACTCATTATCTTTTCCATCTCTAGGAATTATAGAGTAAGAAATACCATCTTTGTAGGGGTCATACTCTCCTTCTCTTAAAAAGTCAAGGAACTCTTCGTTTACCTCTTCTAGTCCATAATTTATTACAAGTTTAGTGGCGTTACCAAAGTCTCTACCTATTAAAAGAGATGTAAAAGTGCTAACTAAAGCCCTTCCTATTTTTTGCATTAATGATTTTTCGTCTTCTTCTTCTTCTTCTATTCCAAATAATCCCATAATAACATTTGCAAGCATTTGAGACAGTAGAGTATATACCGTCATACGTGTAGCTACAGCAGCAAGCATTGCTGCTCCTTGTCTTTTAGATAACGTACCATTACCTACCATTGCGTATATGGCTGTACGTGCTGTAACGTATTCAAATATCAAGAATCGAGTCATATAATTGTTGAAATTATTAAAAGCTCTTGTTGATAAACTTTGATTAGGTTTAATTGTGCCTTTAAGAATACCCATGAAAGAATTATCAGTTGCTCCCATCATTACAGATTTATTGTCTGCCTCCTCTTTTGATTGTTTAATCGCATCTTTGTTAGCATCCATATATGCTTGGTCATTTGATGCAATTTTTTTAAAATCTACATCTACTCCTGTGATTTTTTTAAATTCATTAGCAAATGAACCAAACCACATAGGTCTCATAACGAGTTTATCAGGAGTTGATATTAAAGCGTCAGCAGTTAATTCAACAACATTTTGATATTTTTTGCCGGAAAGATTCCATATTTGTTGCATTTTATTAAACACCGGGTTTTTTGAGCTTGCGCTTTGAATACCACTTGCTTGACTTAATATAGATGTGTCTATAAATTTACCCGACAATGTATCAGAAGGAAATACTCTATTGGTCTGTTTACTATTTACATTCTCCATTACCAATGGGGCATCTGTGGACATGATAAAGCCTTTGTATTTTGTTCCTAAACTAAATGATTTAGGATCTGCTAATACCGCAAATGTAATGTTTGATGTTAATTCAGCCGCAAACCTGCCTGTCCCGGCAAGTACAGCACGATAACCTTGCTTGCTAATAAAATCAATAGCTTCGTCAGCCAAAGAGTTTTGAAGTATTGAATTAGTTAATAGGTTTTCTACAGCTTCTTCAAAAGCAAAATCAATAGCATTTTTAATTTCTCTTTGTTGCTTAGGTATTCTTCCATTGGCTTCTAAATCTGCAGTAGCTTGATTCATTGTTCTACGTGCAGTACGAATAGGCTCTGTTAAATGATAGTCTAAAATTACAAACTTAGCGCCACGATGAGCAGAAGTAAATACATCAAAATTTAAAGGTTTAGCACCCTTGGTTCTTGATATTAAAGATTTGGCTTTTGTAGATGGTTTTCTTGAGTTATTTGCTTGATTCAAGAAATCGGTAGCAGCACTAACATCAAGAGCTTCTGTATCATGCAATACGTTTAAGTGAACATAATTATTTAAAGGGTCTATTGCATCTCCACGTATAATAGCAGCAGTGTATTGAGCCTTATCTTTTAATGATTCATTAATGCCACGTATTGCTTTTATAGCGTCTTTCTCTGCTTTATTAAATGAGTTAAATAGCTTTTCAATATCAATCTCGCCATCAGCTGCATACTTATCAAGAACCTCCTTCAACATATTAGCATCTCTCTCTCCAAATCTTGATTTGCCCTCGTCAATATGTTTTATAGTGGCTTTTAAGTATTCAGAAGCAGAATTAACTTGTTGACTTCCTACGTTGGATTCGTATTCAAGTTGAATCATATAGGTCATCATCTTGAACTTAGACATTAAAGTTTCATCAGGATTTAACTTAAATGATTTAGCGACTTTAGCCTCAGCATTTTCTAAAATAGTCTGAACCTTTTTAAGCTCAGATTTAAAACTTGCTTCTGCTTCTGCGGTTTTAGCAAATAACGCATTAAATATATCCTTAGTCTTAAAATCTCCAAATACTTGGTCGATAACAAACAAAGGATTTCTTCTTACCATTTCAGCGATACCGCCTTTTCTGCTCCTTATGACAACTGCTTTTAACTTAGAGTAGAGTGCAGAAAACGCTAAAGGCTTAGCTTTTTTTACGGAATTAGCAATAACCTTTCCGTTATTGAGTCCATTAATTTTCTCTACCATTATTTGAGCGTAGTGAGGTAAATAATCGTTGTTAATATTATCCGCAACTTTTAAAAGATTTTTTAAATCATTTACACCTAACTTCATCAAAATTTCTATAGGAGTATCACTTATTAACTCAGCTAATCTCTTAGCTAAGTTTCTTTCATCCTGAGAAGGCAAACCGTCCCCGGACACAGCCATTTGTTTTAATGCTTTAATGTACTCTTCTTTCTTTTCAGAAATTTCCTGTTCGGACAATGGAGACTTTTCAACTTGAGGCAAAATGTTCTGCTTGTATTTACGCATAACTTCTGCATCCTCATTGGTTATATCTTCTTCCTTAATCATATTCTTTAATGAAGCAGCATAATCTAATTCTCCATCTTCAAAAACTCTATTGTCTGAGTTGTTAAATATTTCAGCTAATACGTCAGCTTTTGATTGCTCATTATTTATTTCGTTTAAGATAGCATCAACATCAGCTTTAACAACATCTCTCTGCTCAAGAGTAAGCACTTGCTGATTTGCAGAAAACATATTAAGCAATTCCAAATAACGTTCAAGAGATGAGTCAGGAATCAAAGAGGGATTTATTGCAAACAGCTTTTTTAAAGACAACATCAATCCGTCAGAAATACCAATCTTGGTAGCAATGCTCTTCCTTGCTTTAGATAGTTTACTTTTTGCTACTTTAATCTTATTGTCATACTCGGCATCAGCAAAAACCTTAGCCATATAATCAACAAAGTTTGATACTGACATCTCATTAAGTAAATTGACTTTGCCAAATTTAGCGATAACGTTTGCCGATTGAGCAGTAGTTATTTTACCCTCTTTAGCTAACGCACGAATCTCCTGAGCTAAATCCTTGGCAACGCCTTTTGACAGCGCACGAATCCTTGATATTATTTGAAATTTTTCTTTTCTTGATACATTGGTAATATCTTTAAGAACTCCAATAACACGTCCGATTGATGCGGCTTTACGAGGACCAACACCCATCTTTAAACGAGCTTCACGCTCCATAATTTTGCGCTGTGCATCATTGGCATTTTTATACACCTCAGAGTTACGAATCATCGTATCTAAATTAGATACAATTTTTTTCTCAGCAATACCTCTTGATTTTTGATTAGCGATTAGTTTATCAGCCTTTTTCATTAAGGCATTATACTCGGCTTGTATTGGCAGGATTTGGCTCACTGCATTAATACCATCCACTACTTGTTTTACTGTTACATTATTGTCTTTAGCAACCTTTTTGATAGCATCTTTAATAGCTACACCTGCCTGTACTAACGCTCGAATACCTTTTAGTATATTCTTCATTATAGGCAAAGCAATATTAACACCGAGAGTTCCTTTTTCAAAATTCTCAATATCGCCAATCATTTTATCAAGACCATCAAGAACTTTTTTAGCAGTACCTTTTTCTGTTGGGTCTAATCTAACAAGTTCATCTAATCGAACCTGTACATCTTCTTCTACCGAGGCTTCAGTTTGCATATCTCCTGCAAGTCCTTCTGTCCAAGTAAAATCAGGCATTAGCCCAACCTTTTGGTCTGCAAACACAGTATCTTCAGCACTTGCTGTTCTGTTTTGCTCTCCTTTAGGTCCGTAGTTTACCCAAGAGTTTTGACCTCTTGTTTCACTTGCCATAGCTCCTATAGCAGCACCTGTGTACAATCTTGAGTGAGCTTGAAAAGCGTTTTCTTCTCCTCTTGCTCTAAATCCTGCTCCTTCTAATCCGTGCCCAAAAGCATCGTGTACAGCACGAAATAAATCATTAGCAGTAACAGATTTCATTTCTCCATCTAAACCTCCTACTGCCCACTCTATACCTGTGTCTTCTAATAAAGGATTTTGGGACACATCAACATCTTCGTTTGAACCGAATCCTTCTTCTGTTGGAAATACACCTATTTGTTTATTTTGGCGTAAATCACGCATAGCGTTATAAGGAGATGATATGTAATCAATATTTTCAGAATTGTTTAAATCAATAAACCAAAACTTATATCCTGCATCTACTAAGGCTTGATATTGAGCTTTAGTTTGTTTTATCAATTCAGCATAAGCCTCTTTTACTTTTGGATTTTGAGGATTATTCTCCATTGCTTCATAAGCATCTGCTATTCTTTTAGCTCTTTTCTCGTCTACTTCAACGTACTCTCCTTGTCTTTTGAGGTCAATACCATTTTCAGCTGCATATTTTTCAGCAACTGATACGAGTTGTTGGTCGGGTCCTGTTGCCCCTTCGACCTTTGGAGCACCCTTGAGAGGCGTAGTTTTGCTGATTGGAGTCCGTCTTGTTCCTCCGTCTCTGGTGCGTTGGGGTTGTACCGTTGGTTGTTGTCTTGTTTCATCTTGTTTTTCTATTTTAGCTAAAGATTCTTTTACGGTTTTAAGGGTGCGTTGTTTACGCTTACCTTTTCTAACACTTTTACCCTCTCGCTCAGGGGAAGGCTGTCCAACTTCCTCTTCAATTCTGATAGCTTCGTTTGCGAGTTCGATTGCTGCGTCAATGTCTTGTTCTGTTCCATTTTGTTCAAAGTTTTTAAGTTTCATTTGGTAAACTATTTGTTCTGCTTGTTGACCTCTGAATGTTCTCTTTTGACCGTTCTCAGTATCAAGCGTAACACTATAGTTACCATCTTTGTCTTGGCTTATTGCCGAGTCAGGATTGCTATAATTGTTTAAATAAGTATTTTCGTTTACAACTACACTATTGTCTTTATTAAGCTGAATATTTAATTCTTGTTCTTTCTGAATACCAAAGTCATCCAGCGTGCTGTCAGATAACTCGTCAACATTTCCTAAATCAATTATCTCAGTTGGCGTTTCTAACACAACTGTTTGACCAATTGTAGTTAACTGACCCTTCTTGCCATCGTAAACAAATACTGCACCTACGTCATTTAATGATTCGATGATAGTTTGCGTTTCGGTAACGACTTCAGTTCCTGCTTGGGGTGTTTCTTCCGCCAAAGTTTCAAATGCTGATTGCTCTGATTTTAAAGTTTCTAATTCTTGTTGCACTTCTTGCCTCGCTTCAGGAAGTAAATTTCCTGTCCCTGTCTCTTGAAGACTTGCAGCGTCAGAAGCAAGTAAACTATTCAATTCAGAAATTCTTTCTATTCTTTCTGTGGAAACCTTATCAGTTTCAAAAGGAGTTTGAACAGCATCAATTTCTTTTTTATTAAGTTGTTGTAATTCATTAACAGCGTCTTCCCTAGATAAAACTGAACCGTCAATAGTTATTAAGTTTTCTTTTGTATTTGAAAGAACCTCTTCCAATTTATTTTTTCTAGCAATCTCTTGATTGCTTAAAGGTGCTTTTTCTTTGTTGTTATATATCTCAAATGCTTTTTTGCTTATTTGATTATCTGTAATATTTATATTAGTCTGACCTTGATCTTGAGCTTCTTTTAATAAAATTTTAGACGCCTCTTCTTTTAATTTTAATTTCTCATTATCAGGTAATGTCTCAAATTCATTTAATTTATATTCTTTAGATAGTATTTTATTTTTCTTATCTGTAAGTTCTATTGCTTGAAACTTTAACTCATTAAGCATAGCTTTCTTTACTTCATCAGAAAGATCTTTATTACTTTTGATTTTAAACGCAGAAATACTAATTCCGTCTAGATTTAAAATGGTATTATCAAGTTCTTTTCTAGCTTCTTCAGGAAGTAATGAGACTTTATTTTTAGCATCATCTACCACCTTTTTACCTTGTGACTTTAGCCTCTCTATAGACTTATTTAGAAGATCCTTTTCTTCATCAGGTAAGTTACTAGCTAAAACCTCATCGGATAATTTTGAAAGATCTTTATTTATTTTTTTCAATTTAACATAATCCTTGGAAGAAACATATCCTTTAGCTCCGTATATAGCAACTGTATTTACACCACCCATCCCTGTGGCAGATAGTCCTGAGTTTATAACCTCCTTCATGTCGAAATCAGTCTTAACTCCTGTTGAAATATCTATAAGTTGTTCTCCAACAGAAACCAAACTTTCCTCTAACACCTCTCCAAACAACGGGAGTAAAGGGCTTTTTTCTATAGTGTTTTCCAATACACTCTTAAATGAGTCTGTTATTATTTTAGCCCCTTTTTTACTTCCCTCATTTATTAATATTTTTTTAGTAACAGCTCCTGAAGCTCCTGTCAATAGTTGACCTAAAGTAGCTTCCAACATACCTGAAGTAACTGCGTTTAAGGTTCTATCATTAACATCCATTTCAGGATTTTCTTCTTTTAATTGAGCAGCTTTAGTCGAAGCTGTAGATGTTGCAACAACTCCCATACCAAGATTAGAGCCTCCTGTCATAAAAGCGACTGACATTAAAGGTAAAGACTGAACTGTTGTTCCTGCAATCATTTTTGCAGAACCTAAAACATTTCCATTTTCAAGAGCAGTGAAAGCATCTCCTCCATTCTTATCATTATACTCTTGTATTTCTTTTGATTTTTCCTGTATATGTTTTCCAACTATTTCAGAGGGTATGTTCTTAAGCCCATACGTCTTAGCAAACTTTTCAGAACTAGCCTCTTCAGCTCCTAACAATCTAGCAATTGGGTTTGTAAAAAATGCAGCTGAATCGTAAATTATAGAAGGTAAGTCATATATGGACTTTGAAACTGTAGATACTCCTACATCTAAAGCATTTATTAAATAACTACCAAAACTTTCTTCTTCTTCTTCCTTTTCAAGAACTACATCAGGAGGCTCTGTTTGATTAGACGCAGGGAGTTGTTGTGGTTGTGGCTTTGGTTCACTAAAAACAACTTCTTGAGACTCCAACGAACCATCTTCCGAAGGTAATACCGTAGTATCTCCTTTTTTTTTTACAAGGCTTATAAAGTCATTAAATTTACCCAAAGTGGATTCTCCAAAAGAATCATAAAAATCTTTTTGATAATTTTCGTCTGTAGTTATTAAAGTTTTAAAATCTTCAAAAGAGCCAAATTTTTCTTGACCTCCTAATTCATTATATAAATCTTGGATATACTTTTCTTCCATTTTTTCTGTATTTAATTTGAACCTTTTCTTTGTGTAGCATTAAGACTTAAAGAACCACCGCCTGTTCCACCTGTTTCGCCACCTTGATTTTTTTCTAACCAATCATTTAACTTTATAAGTTGATTAGCAGCTTTTTGTCCTTTTTCGTTTGAATTTATAAATAATGGGTCAGCTCCGGGTTTTGTAATTTTTATTTTGTTCCCCTTACTCCAACCTCCTCCTTCAGCCTCTATTTTTATCCCCGGTATTTTATCAAATTTTATCCTAAGAACCTCGGCTGTGTCATCACTATTTTGATTTGTAAATAGGTCAACTTCTTCTTCCTTTAAGAAAAAAGACTCGTTAGTAGCAGCTTGTTCAGGAACCAAAATTCCTGTTGCTACAGCAGTTGTATTGGCAGGGTTTCCTTTAAGTGTTTCTTTAGCAAATTTAAGAATAACATCTTCAGGTAAATTAGTGCCAAATGCACTAACTATAGCCTCAGCTATTTTATCAGGGGCAGAGTTTAAGTCAAAAACAGACTCTCCTGTTCCGTCCAAGTTACGAACTGTTATTTTATCGCCTTGTCTATCAACTTGTCTTTTTGATTTTTGAGCTAAATATTTAATAGAATTTGCAACATCTTCAGGATTACCACTCTTTATAGCAGTACCTAATTGCCTACCAAAGTTTTCAGCGTCTTTTCTAAGATCTCTTGCTTTCCTTCCGGAGTCAGACTCTTCATTTCTTGATACTTGTACAACTACTTTTTTATCTTCCTCATAATCATATTGAGCTCTCATTTGGTTTCTAATGAAATCATTAACGTCTTCTTGTTGTTTTTCGCTTATTACATATTTAAAGCCTCCCGTTTCAGTGTCAACAACTTTAAGTATTTTTTCAGGATTATTTTTCGCCTCTTCTTCGCTTGTCGTTATACTGTATTGTTTTTTATTTGGAGCAAATATAGCACTGTCTATAAGAACTCTTGCGGCATCTAAAGGAGCACCTACAATTACAGCTATTTGGTCGTTTTCAGCCTCAATAAAACTTGACAATACTTTCTTAGTTTCAGGGTCAATATCTTTTCTGCTTGTAATGTCTTTAACAGTCGTTATCAATCCTTGTTCTTGATATTTCCCAAGAATAGCTATTGTATTTGTTTCCGTTCCTAGGTTATCATTAAAAGATTTTATTTTATTGTCATAATTGTAAAAATCTATTTGACCTACTAATGCTTGATTCACATAATTCATACTTCTTAATGAACCGGGTGTTTTATCTAACGTTCTTACTTTTTTACCATCTACTTCTTCCTCAATCATTTTTCCTGCCATAACAGTCCCGTTAGGAGAGATTTCCCAACCTATATTCTTCCAATTTCCAAATCCTTCTACTTCAGCAAAATTATCGGCATATAATTGAGAATATTCTTTATCAGCAACACCTTTCATTACATCAGAGTATTTTTCTTGATATACTTTATTTGCATTAAAAGCAAGATTAGTATTGTCTACTATATTTTGTCTAAAAATAGTGTAATCTTTGACGCTCATTTGACCACTTTTTAATAATTGGTCTGCTATTCTTAATCTGTTTGATACTTGGTCAGAATATTCTAATATTGAAGTTCTTGCTCCAACGTGCTCTCCGTTTGGAGTTTCAGCAACGTAATTTATTGCTTCACGCTGAGCCTTGTCAAGAGCGTCTTTTTTTTCCTCTCTTACACGATTGGTTTCAGAGAGCATATCGCTTAAACCCTTACCTACCTCAGCCCAATTTATCTGCGAGTCGGCATCTCTTTCTGCATATTTATAGTATGACATATCTTATATTATAGTATTAATAACCTTCTAGTTTTAATTTTTTACCAACAGCTCTAATTTGATCTCCTGACAGTCCTGACATAAAAGCATTAAAGTCAGCATCTTTTGCTCCAAGCCCTGATAAATAATTAAATTGAGGGTCTGCAGATAATGTGGTTATATTTTTTTGAAAATCAGCTTGACTAATACCTTGCTTTGAAGCTGCATCTGATAATTTTTGAGTCTGTCTAACACCTGCAGTTTTTTGAAACAAAGGAACCATATCCAACCCCTGACTTACTGTTGAACTTAAGCCCTCAAAACCCTGAGTAATAGCTGCGGCTCTTGCTTCCTCTGCATCTCTCGCTGCTAATTGAGCCCCTTCTACCTCTCCTAAGTCTAACTGAACACCAATATCTCTTAACCTACTATCTTCATTTACTATTTGCTGCTCAAGACCCATCAACTCTTGACCCATAGCACTTCTTATGCCTGCTTGTCCTACATTTTGAGCCATCTGAACCCTTCCTGCTGTAGCTTCAGAACCTCTTTCGCTTTCTACACCTGCTTGTATAGCTAATGCTCCTTGAGATAGCATAGCTTCTCTTTCAAGTTCAAAAGGTTCTTTTTGAATTGACAAACTTTCTGCAAAGTTTATTTCAAGTTTTTTACGAGCTTCTGCCATTGCCTCTGCAGCCTTGGCTTCTGCCTCTCTTTGCTTTTTCTTTTGCTCTCCTGCTTGGATGAATGAAGCTGTGGTTGATGCTGCTGATACCGCTAATCCCCCTATTGCTATTGCTGTTGCTGTTGCTACTGCCATATTATAATACTTTTATCATTTCACTTGTATATGAATCTCCTTTTATGTACCCAAGACTTTCATAAGTCTTAATAAGGTTATTGCTTTTTATTAAAGCGTAAATATATTTACTTCCTGACATTTTACAAATATTAGTAAGTGATTCTATAAGCAAACTTATAGCTTCTTTTCTTTTTGGTTTTACCCTATATTCTTTATTTGAAATTATCCAATCTACCCAAGACACTTTTGAATTAGTTACGTATATAAATCCTGCACATACAGGAATATCTCCATCGTAAATAATATACCCTCCTTTTCCTTCGTCGGGTAAAAAGTCTTTCTTAGGAGCTTTCCAACCCCACTGATCCCACCAATCTAATAAAATATTTTCGTAATCGGTATCGTTAAGCTGTCTAATAGTTAATTCCATATAGTAACAAAGATATTAAATTTAAGGGAAACTTTTCATTACTTCTGATTCTATAGCAAGTAATTCTATTTTTGAGCTCGATAAGTTTTGTAAAGTAAAGGTGCAATAATGACCTAATACTCCGTGAGACTCTGCTACTGAATTTTTAATATAGAAAAAATACTCAACATTACTTGGAATAGAAATCGACAAAGGAGCACCCATAGCGTTGTCTATAACTACTTGGTTTATTCCGTTTGGTAAGTCAACATTTATTGCTATAACTTCTCCTGCAAACTGAATTGTAGAAGAAAAATAAACAAAATCCCCAACACTTAAAATGCTTCCAATAGATATTAAAGGGTTTATACTAAAATTTATTTCAGTATTGTTTGTTCCCGGATTGGTTACAGTAGTACTATTACCAATTCCATTTACACTTCTAAGAGCTAGTTGTCCAATAATATTATTTCTTATAAAAGCAAAAAACGAGGCTTCTTTTTCTACAAACCACTGTTGTTCAATAAATCCTGAAAACTCTAAATCAGTTACTAATTGAACAGACCAAGCAGCATCTCCCTCCAAGTTAATGGTCTTAAATAATTTATTTTCAAGTACAGAGGTGTTAAAAACACTTTGAATACTTGTTTCAGTAAACGAATTTTGAGGAAGAAATTGTTGCTCCCACCAAGGTAAATAAAATGTATTTCTAATTTCATTTACGTTATGTCGATACAAATTACCTCCTTTAAAAGAATAAAAATAGTTGTTCATTCCAATCATCCAATCAGGATAATAAGAATAGAAAGAAGCCCAACCGGCTACCCCCTCGCTATACGTTAATGTGTAATTCATATTTATCTATTTAACATTGAGTTTTATTAATAATAAATCCACTATTATCAACTTGAACAATATACGTTGAAACAGGGATTGAAACTAAATTATATACTTGACCATCTATTAAGTCTAAAGACATTCTGTAAACACCCGGATTAAGTGGCGTTAAATTACCTCCACTTGTTGATGTAAGCTGACCTCCAATTATAACATCTGCTTCATTAATATCAAGAATAGTTGTAGCTGTACCTGTTTGATCGTTACAATCTTCTACAAGCACCACACTATTGTAAACAAAAGACGGTGAAGCAGAACAATCTGTAAAAGCTACCACTATTCCATTTACAACTTCTATTACCTTATTTGGTGAAGCTACATTATCAATTAAATAAAATCCATCTGCAAGAGCAAGCGCCCCAAAAGAATCTTCAAAAACATAATCATATAAGCCTACAAAAGTATCTGTTGCTGTATGAACTTTAACAAAATGAAAAGTTTTACCTAATGGCTCTTCGCAAGATATATTAGAAGAATTATATTTTATTGAACTTGAAAAAGAAGGCAATAAAACAGGACAATCAACAGACACATTAAATGCTGTTCCACCACAAGGACCTACTACTTCTATATTTACTAGAGAAGGAGTCGCAGCTGTTTTAGGAATTACCATAACACAAACATCGGGAGATAAAGAACCTAAGCTAACATCTCCGGGAGTTATAGTTATATTTTGAGTGTTTCCTGTAGCTACAAAAGACGTACCGTTAAAAATAAATTCTTGTAGTGCAGGAAAGTTAGAAATATTACCTGTTAACCCACAATCATTTGATAATTGACCTAGTACTGTAAATCCATTAGGATCCGTGCTTTGATGGTATCCATCTACAGGAGAGCTTATTTTATTATAAACATTCCCGTCAAAAATTGCTTTTATACCATCAGGTATGTTAAAAGGATTAAACCTAATAACAACAGCCCCTACATCACTTACCGTACTTCCTGCATCTAAATTAAGGAGATAAATACCTTGACCCCCACTCGCACTTATAGTGTCTCCGCAAGGAGTAGCACAAGAGCCACAAGTTACTGCAGGCAACAAAACTCCTGATACTTGCTCTCTTGATGTTACACCATCTGAGTAGAATCCATTAGGCGCAATCAAAGTTAGATTTGCGTCTAAAAATATAGTTGTTGATGAACCTAAAGATGGTCCGTTTAAAAAATAATTTCCTAATGTAGCCATATTTATTTATTAATTTTTTTCACAATTACAACAAGCATCATTAGGATCAATTTCCGAATAACACAATTCAACAGGATTAGCGTCTCTTAAATCCCAAATCAAATATAAAAATTGCCCATTAGAGCTTGCAGGAACGACGAAGTCTGCATAATATATAGGATTTGACCCTAGTACAGGCGTTGCTACCGTAGAGGCAGCTAATAAGGCTTGTATGTCTGTGTCGTTACTATCATATAAAACATTTGTTCTTAAAAATCTAAACTTGTCTTGAAGTACATTAAAGTCGTAATTATCAGGAGCTATTTTGTTTGTAGACAATATCATCGTACTTAACTCAGGAGGGAAACCACCCGTCCCAACAAAACCTGTTGAAATGTTGTATCTTGAAACTATAGGAATACTTGAACCTGAATCAAAAACAACCAAGTTAGATAATAAAGGTCCTGTAAAACTTCCATTAGTATATCTATATTGACTATGAATTGTCTTACCTGCTTCAAAATCATTAGTAACAACTACCTCTACTATGTTTAATGTTTCAGTTAAACAACATTCAGCCAATACAGAGACAACCATATCTCCTGTGTATTTAATGGTTATTTCAGCAGTTTCTTCTGTAATTAAGTTTTTATCAAAAAAGATACTTCCCGGTAAAGATGTAGGACCTGAATTAGTAATAACTCCATTGTAATTTACTTCAACTTCAAAAGTAGCCAAAGGCTCTATAGATGTAAAAGACCAATTTATTTCACTTACACCTACTACAGATCCTAAATTAACACAATAGTTAAATTCTTTAAATGGTTCTTTATTTACTGAAAGAGTAAATACTTGAGTGATACCACAATCTAAACACTTAGGATTAGACGGAAGTAATACATCATTTGAACTTAAAACATACTCATTCATATAAGGATCAAATCCTCCGAGTTTTTGAGTATTGAAAGATTCATTAAAAGTATCTCTAAACCAAGTTCTCATACTTTGTTCAGAAATCACTATTAATTGATCGCTTTGTGATGAACCTCCCTTTAATTGAATTACAGCCCCACGCTTAGCGTCTGTAAAGTATCTATCAAAACCCCAATGAACATAACTTTCAGGATTAAAACTAATACCATACTTTTCAATACGAGCTATTTGAGTACCTAGTACTTCAGGTACTGACGTAATAACTCCACCTGCAGCAGCGTCAGACAATAAGTTTTTACCTGCTAATACATAAGATATTTTATCCTCTTGAAGAACTAATACATCGGTTTCTCTACCGTCTAAAATTTGTATTTCTCCGAAAGATATTTCGCAGTTTTTATAATTAATCAATCCCTTGTTAAACTCATTTAATCTATTAAGGTTGGTTTCTAAATTAAAGTTACCACTGTAAGTAATATCCGCAAACCTATCTACTTCAGCGTACTCTTGTTCTGATACAGACGTAACCCTTTCTCCTAAATTAAAAGTTCTTCCTACAATAGAATCTCTTATTTTATAACTTTCAGCACCGTTTCCAAAAGAAAAACAATTAAAAAACTTTGTATCAATTATAGCAGGAACACCTCCTGATATGTCTTGATTTTGAACATTTCCTAAATGATTACCATTTTTATCAATTTCAAAAGATAAATTGTTTTCAAAAAACACATCAGGTAAAGCGTCTTGAGGCTCTGTTTCAAAAACTATTAAGTCAATTGCTCTAAACACCTCTATATCAGCAGTTACACAATATTTTCTTGAATTAGGATAACCTGATCCTGTACAACTTTTACCTGTTGACATTTGCAACAAAAGCTCATTAGTAACAGGGTTTCTATAAAAACGAAGATACATTGTTCCAAAGCTAGTCTGAGTTAGTATTCCGTTTGAAGAAATATACTCTAATTCTGTACTTCCATCTTTTGAAATTCCTGTATCTAAAAGAGCGTCAACATTATCTCCATTCCACCAATCTTCAAAATTATCATAATTAGCAGAAACAGTTAATCTTCTTTCAAATAAATAACCTCTTGCTTCACAAGAACTCCCTACTCCTTTTCTATTCCAATCTAAGTTTAAATTTATAATACTTCCGGCAGGAATACTATAGTCCAAAAACATTCCGGGATTATTAGGATCTTCTTGATTTACAGAGTAACTTAATATAGCAAAATTACCCCCTTTAGGAGCACATACTTGCTCTCTTCCTAATGCAACAACAGCGTCAGGATCAAGAACTGCAGAAAAACTATTTGGATTTATTTTAATATATACTCCTGCAGGAACTACTACGTCTTCAATAGGTTCTATAAAACCTGATGGCTGACTTTCTTTCTCAAGAACAGTAGCGTATGCACAGTTATCTTTAGGACCATCTGTATCTGACTTAACAATTAACCTATCTCCTACCTCTACTTTTTTCGGGTTTTCTCCTTCTAAATAAAAGAAAACAGAATTTGTGTTAGGGTCTGTAAAAAATAAATTCGAGTATATAGTCTCGTAGTTTTCTTCATCAGGTTTAATTACAAACTTATATCTTTTAGCCCAAAAAGGAGCTTTTTGACTTGTTGGTATTGTAACTTGAATAGAGTTTTGATTAGCTGATAATCCACAAGGAATATGAATAGCATTGTTTGGGCTCACTAAAGCTGTTGATGCTCTATTAAACTCATCCATATACACAATCCCTACTTCATAACCTCTATTACTATGTAAACTTCTTGGATTACCTATTTCTTGAAAAATAGCTTCTGCAAAAACTATACTATAATACTCAAAAACAAAACCTGTTGGAGAAACTATATCATCAACATATTGCATTGCACATATTTGAAACCCTATCTCAGAACTTGAAGGAGATGTAATTATTCCTATTGGTTGGTTTACTGATGAAATACCACTTGCAAATTTTTCTAATTCATCTAAATTATTAGGAAGCTGACAATTTATATTGTCTGTAAATGTAATACCATCACACGATGTAGCTACAGGTAATATATTAGACGCAACACCTACCGCTTCCTGAAACTCTGTACTTGTAGCAAGATCATAAACGGAAGAGTAATTTGCATTTAAAAAGAAATCAAAAGTTACGGCTATGTCATCTGTAGTTTCTGTAGGAAAAGGTAAATCTCCTGAAAAAGACGCATGAGTTATTGTTATATTTAAACTAATAAAAGAGCCTGCTACTAAATTAGCTTCTGCCAAATCAATAAAAACTACTGAATCAGGAACAGATAAAGGACCGTAAATTGAATAACTTCCGAATGCTGTAGAGTCAGGCACTTCTGTTGTTCCTATTTCATTAGATACTAATGATGTAATATACTCTAATCTTGTAGGTTGCTTGTTATTATCAATAAGATCATATCCCTCAACATAATTACCATACATAAGCCTATTACCCATAATAGTTTGGGCTTTAGCAAATCTTGGAACATTGTCGTAAAGTCTAAGTATTTCTGCTTCAGTTAAAACGGTAAATATTTTGCTGTTATTAAATGAATACTGTTCTATTTGATTATCTGCAATACCTAATACTGATTTGTTTAGTTTTTCAATTAATTTTATAACATTGTTGTTTGATTGCTTAAACAATAAGTCTATACCTACAACTAAAGGTCCTCCTGTATTATAACTTATAATTGCAGTATTTGCAAAGTTAGTCATACCTTCATTTAACATACTATTTACGCTAAATTCAAAAGCATTAGGAATAAAAGCAACATCAGACCACTGAGAGGTGGCTGAATATTCTCCATTTTCATATTCGTATCTATACGCAAAACAAATAAATCTGTCTTCTAAATAATTTTCTTGACCTCCCGTTGTGATTAATTGAACTTGAGGAGATTCAATAGGTGGTTTTTTAATAACAAGAATAGACTCTGATGAAAATTGGTCTATGTTTAAAATAGGATTTGAATAGTTTTTATTAATATTTATCTCTCTTGGAGGGTTAAAATCATCAGTAAAAAAAATTAAATCCTCTACCATATTAACTCCTGTTATTAAATAATCAGGGTTAAAATTTAAAGTAGTATTTACTCCGCTTCCATCATCTATGCTTACAATATGATAATTTAAAATATTAGTAAACACATTAAAAGAGACTATTAAATCAAGTTTGTTTGTGGCTCCTAAAGGAAAACTTGGATCATGTACAAACCAATAAATGGTTTCTCTAGCACTATCTTCTAAAGCACCAATACATTTTGCATTAACACTCAATGGAGTACCATTAATGTAAGATAATGATGTCATAGAGTCATTACCCTTTGTATTAGAAACAACTCCAACTTCTGAATTTTCAGTTGAACCCATTCTAACATTCATAGCATCAACATACTCTCCTTCAGGTAACAGTCGTTGGTCAACGACCTTGTTCATTCTCCCTGCTATAAAATTTCTTGTTACGTTTGCCATACTATTTAATTATCTTATCTATCCCTCTTAAATTCATAAGTAATCGTCCCGGATGAATATTGCTTATTCTAATCTTTGCATTTCTTAATAACGCTCCTCTTTCTTTACGAGCACGAGAAACAATATACTCTTGAACTCCAAGTTTAGCGTTTAATATTTCGTAAGTAATATAAGCATAAATATACTTTTCAAATAGCTTGTTTACAGAAATAACAGAATCATCTCCACCCTCCATTCCGTCAGAAACATACTCTAAAATACAAGATTCTCCTGACATACTTGAATCAAAATTTATAACCCCTGATTTCTTATCAATGTTAAACGTAGGATTAAAATTAGCAGTCTCTGTGTTTAATCCAAATCTTGTTTCAAAATACCAATTACCGTTCTCACACCAACCTTCACAACCATCAAATTGATGTCCTTGATTTAAGTAAATGCTTTTTTTATTCTTAGTAAGCCTATCAAAGTCTATTTCTGAATATTCAGGTTCTAAAATATTTCCGTTTTGATCGAATAATATGTCTCCTTGATTATCTTGCAAATATGCTCTTGAAGATAATGTTTGTATGTTTTCGGTAAGTGGTCTAAGAAAACCATTTTTATATAATGATATTCTAACCCAATTTACATAATCAGAAGGCAATACAAATCTTAATGAGTCTGCAATCGTAAGTTGTAAAACTTTTATTTCTTTAAAAGCATCATAGTTTAATTCTTGAATAGCACGTTTGGCGTGGAATAAAATTTTATAACGCTCTTCATTATTTACTAAAGAATGGTTTCCTGAATACATGAGCATATAGTTGTTAACTATATCTTCAAGACTTACATATTGATAAGATCCCCAATTTTCATTTTGAGGTTGATTACCTGCGTTATCATAGTATTGATACTGAGATAGATATGCCATTTTTTATTATTTTATTGTTGATCTTGTAAATTTTGTTGTCCCATTGCAAACGAAGCGACTTCATTTTCTCTAATAGAAACACCACAGTATTGAAGTATTTTCATTACTAATCTATAATTGTCTTCTATAGGAAGCTCAAAATCTTGATAATCAGATTGTGATTGGTCAAAAACAGGCTCTCCATTTACTAAAGAAATAAAAGTCCATTTTGGAGGCTTAGGGTGTCTAAAATAAACAGCTTCTACTTGACCAAACTGATTTATTGTTTCAGGATATGCTTTAATAAACCTCGTCTCTAATGTGTAAGCCGGGAATATATTCGTTGGGCTTGTTAGCATTGAATTGTTTAAAGCAGTTATTTTACCAACGCTAACCTTTTCTGCTTCTTTTGACGCTTTAGAAATTATAAGATAATTTACAGGATCAGTTAAGAAAATATTAGAATCTAATACTATTGTAGTATCTGAAAGAACAGAAACAACTCTTGCTGTTCTTGAAGTATCTACATTCACTACTATATCTCCATTAACAATTCCTAATGTAGTAAATTGAGCTGAAGAAGATATAAGAAGATTACTACCAGCACTAACACTACTATTAGTTCCTGAACCAATAATTTTTGTATGGTAAAGCATCTTTAATATGTAATAAGACGTGTCTCCTGTAGTTGTAACAGAAGGAACAAGAAAATAATTACTCGTTGGAAGAGAAGGAGAAATCGCACTATTATATAAAAAATTACTAACTAAAAACGCCTCCATTGTCTCAGCAATAGGACCTTCGATTTCAGCATAATCACTTCCTGCCATACGGGCATTCTCCATGTTTATAGCCTTGTTGTAGTTGCTAAAATAATCCTCAAATATTTCCATTTGTGCATTTTCAGCATATAAATTAAAATCTGATGGGGATATATATCCGTAATTATTTTTATTAAGAACAGATAAAACAGTATTTCTAACTTCGTTTATCATTTTTAAAATAGTTTATACAAATATACATAAAAAAAAAGGGCGCATATTGCGTCCCTTTTTGAATTTATATGTAGATCTTTTTTTGTTATTCAGTTAAAAGAGTATCTAGCATTTTTAATGAATCTAAACCTTCATCGCTTTGTAAGTAACTGATTGCCATTTCAAAAGGAGTTTGTCCATAAGGAACTGACATCATTTTCTTTTTATTAGTTGGAGTATTAAACCAAATCTCTTTATCACTATTTCTTGTTAATAATAGTTTGTTTTCAAAAAACAATCTAACTTTTCCTTGAAATTGTAATTCAGGGTCATTAATTATGTTTAAAAACTCAATAGGTTCTGTTTTAGCAAATATTAAAATGTCTCTTTTTAATATCTCAGTAGGTATTAAAGAAGGGTCTTTTCCAAACATTACTCTTGTAAGTGTTTCCATTTGAATAACAGAAAGCTCTCTTGCTGCAATTAAAGCATCGATTTCGAGATTTATATCCTCAACATCTTCTCCTGCCTCTTTTTGCTCATCTACTTCTACAAAAACTTTTTCGTTTAAAGGATGGTAATGTAAAAACATTTGTAAAACAGGATTTGTTTTTGAAACAGATAAAAATCCATCTTCAAATATAATTGGCTCCACAATAGCGTTTCCATCTTGCTCATCCTCGAAAGGAGACTTTTGATTTATAGCATATCTTAAAGCTCTGTTTTGGTTTTTTTCTTCATCAAACCACATTAAAGGGAATCTAGGGTGGTTTCTTGATGCTAAAGTGTAGGATAACGGACTTCCCGCTAATAATCTATAGATTTTATCTGATTGTTTTGTTTTTGTCATTTTTAAAATATTTAATTAGATTTAATTTTATAAAAAAATAATAGAGAGTGTCTTTAAAAACACTCTCTATATTTTCATTTATCTTATCCGAAACGGAATAATACAAAATTGTTTGCACCTAAAGTACATACACATCTTTCAGACAAGAAGTTTACCTCCATTGCATCTAGATCGCTGTTAGAAGCACCACCGGCAGAACCTGTGATCCAAGTCTTGTAACGTCTGTCTTCAGCTTCAGAAGCTCTGTAACGAACGTGTAAGAATGGTCTCTTAGCGTTTTTACCTAAAATTTGGTCATATACTGAAGTAGAACCTGCAGGAACTAACATTCCGGTAACAGTACCTGAAGCAGTAGATGCAGCTTGACTCAAACCACCTCTCATTGTAGGATCGTTTAAGTATTTCCAATCAGATTTGTAGAAATCGTAACCTCTACGGAAACCTGTGAAACCTAGGTTTAAAGCCATTTGTTCGTCATTATCAAAAAGACCATAAGATGTTCCACCTACTCCATAAGAGTTTTGAGCAGACAACATATTGTCAATATCAAAAGATAATCCACGATTTACAAATAAAGCATTTTCTTCAATAGCTCCTTGCTTATCTAAACGAGAAACGATTGAATCCCAATCAGCTAAAGTTGTAGGAGTACCACCACCCCAAACATTTCCTCTTTCGTTTACAACGTAAAAGATACCTTCAGATCCCATTAATCCCGCAGTTTTAGCACCTGAACCGGCAGCAGCAGGAACAGCTTCTATCATTGAAGTTTCAATATAATCCTCAAAACGCAAACGAGTTTCATGTTCTGATTTTAAATACCACAAATAACCTGTAGCACCGTTTTCAGTAGTAACTTCAACCCACCCAATTTGAGCCATATCAGACCCGTTTACTGCATATTTATCTTTTAAGATAATTGGGTTGTTGCTGTAGATGTCATCTTCAGCTTCTAATGAACCAACCATTCCGTTAGTTCCTTTTTTAAACTCAGAACCGTAAATAAATACAGTACACTGAGAGCCATCAAATGATTGACCTGCAGCTTCATAGTAAGCTACTGTAAAAGTAGTTGCAGAAGGAACATCAGTTACAATTGCTTTGTTAAAAACTCCTGATCCATTGTTCTGAACCATAACAGTTTGACCTACTCTAATAGCGATAAAAGTAACGCCTGAGTCAGCAACAGTAAATGTAGCTGTAGCAGAGCCTGCAATAGCAGACGAAGTACAGTTTGTATATTTAATGTGAAGACGCCCTTGTTCTGCCCATTTAATTTGGTCAGAGTTAGAAGGCATCTCTGCACCTACCATTCTCAAGAATGATGCGATGGTTCTATTACCATAACGCTCAAATTCTTTTTCATAAGTATCAGGAAGATACTGATTTAAGAAATTGAAGTTTGTAATATAATTTGACTGTAACGCTACTTGCTCAGCTGCAGGCTGCAGCGCAAAAGTAGGGTTTGATAATAATGTACTTGCCATAATTTTTATTTTTTAAATTTTACATTTTTTTTATACTTCGGATTTTCAGGCTCCTTCCCGAATCAGGATTTAATTCTTTAACTTGAATACCATTTGTGTTTTTGGTTACTTGTGGAATGTTTTGACTATTCATTTGAATATTCTTTATATTCCTCATTGTTCCATCTACAGCGTCAGACTTACCTTGCTCATAAAAGAACTTAGCAAATCTGTCAGGATTCATAGCTACAGCCAACGACTTGTGATAACCTTGTGCGTCTTTAATCAAACCTTGCTCATCTAAAAACTTATTTATAAAGTTACTAGGAGTAGATTGTAATTTTTTTAACTCATTTCGGTCTCCGGGATTAAAAGATACTTTTTTGTTATCCAAATTAAATTCAAAACCTTTGAACTCTTCTGAAAAAACTTCATCAGACTTTTGGTCAAACCATTGTCTTTTTCTCTGATTTTCCTCTTCTATCGTTTTTGCTTCATTTATATATTGCTTATAAGTATTATAGTTTTCCTTTTCTTCTTCAGAAATAAGACTTTCTCTTGACTCAAGAGGAATCTTGTATTTTTCTTTTTCAGAATTAAAAAACTTTTTAGCTTCAGCAACAGCCTTTTTTGTTTCTAATTTAATTTTTTTTATTGTAGATTCATCATCAAGATCTTCATCATATCTGTAATCATCCATCAAAACTTCTATGTCATCTTCATCAAGACCTTCTTCCGTAGAAATTAAATAATTTCTTAAAAGAGTTTCTGAGTCTAAAGAATCAACATCTTTATTTAATTTTATAAAGTCTTCTATACCTCTTCCTGTATCTTGTTTATATTTCAGATACGCAGAAACATCTTCAGGTAAATCAACAGACTCTTTTTTATCAGCAATTAAATCTTCAAACGACTTAATTTGCTTATTATATTTTTTTTCAATAAATGACAGAACGTCTTCTTCACTTAACTCTGAGGCTTCTACTTTGTCAACCTCTAGGTTTACTTCTTCTCTCGATTTGTCAACTTGTAGGTTTACTTCTTGTTTTATTTCAGAATCGTTTAAAGAGGACTCGTGCTTGTTAAGTAATTCTTGCTCAATTTCAACTGCACTTTTTTGTTCAGTACCATCTAATAATCTTACTTTTATATTTTCCATTTAATTAAATTTAATTTATCACAAATATATATATATTTTTTTGATTTTTATCGAGGCTCAAAACTGCCAAAATCAAATCCATCTAAAGTATCCTCATTTGATTCAAAGTTTAATGGGGGCAAATTGTTTTTCCTTTGATTTATTAGTTTTGATTGTTCTGTGTTTTGCTGACTTATTCTTTTTGATTTAGCATCCTCTCTTTCGTTTTCTCTTTTGCTTAAATTATCAACTTCTACTCCTTTAAGTTGCATATTAAAATTAAATTCTTTAGTCATTAAGTCAAATTTAAGAGCTGCCTCTTGTCGCATTTTCTCTATCTCAAAAGATACCTCTGCTTGTTTAATTTGCATTTTAGACTGAGTGTCAAGTTGTATTTTTTGCATAGCCGTATCAGCTGCCATTTGCTGAGATTGCATTTGTAATTGTGCAGTCATAGCTTGTTTTTGCGTCTCCATTTGCTCTTCACGTTCTTGCTTTTTAATACGCTTCATTTTCAGCAATTGATTTGCAAGTTTTAGATTTTTAATCTCACGTATATCAATAGCATCTTCAAGATTAATATCTCCTTTAGATAATGCCATTTGTATATTACCTTCGAGTTGAGCTTTTTGCTCTTCATCAGGTGAAAGTTCAATAAAAACTCCAAAATCGTAAATATAAAGATCACTTATATCACTTAATATAGAGACGTTATACCTCCCTATTTTATTAATAAAGTCATCTTTAAAGTCTGAATACTCTAAAATATCAGCAATTCTGTACGTTAATGCTTCTGCTAATGTTTTGTATATAAATAAACTCCCATCTAATATGTGTCTTGTTGCTGTATTTGAGTTTAAAGAAGCTAATTTTTGAACACCAACTAAAGCATTAGGATCCGGATTAGAGCCATCACGAGCTTCATTTAGCCCAGTAACTGATCTAATCATATCCATATAATGATTATAATTAGCTATAAGCATTTGAGTTTTTGAAGCTCCTGAACTAGAAGTTAATTGTTGAATAGGAACTCTTGCATTATTAAAATCTCCATCTCCCGTATAGCTACGACCAATAACAGACCCTGTTTGAAAATATAGTCTTAATGCGTCTTCAGGATTATAAGCACCTCCTGTTCCTAAATCAACTTCATTTAAACCATCCGCATCAATAAAAACTCCATCAGGAACTGTTTTATTAATTACTTGCTGCAATTTTAAATGCGTAATTTGAATAAGATCAGCAAAAGGTATCATTCTTCTTACTAAAGATTCAATCACTCCTTTGTACATACGAGGAGCACAAGCAACGTAATTTGATATAGCGTGTTGAGAAGCTGATTTAGGACGAACCATATTTGATGAAAGCTCCCACTTTAAAAGAATATTAGTACCCATCACCATTATTCCCTCATACCAAACGTCAATAGTTTTTTGAACTTTTTCAAAATTACCCTCTTCCATCATTTCTATAGGAGGATTAAAAGTATCATCTTTTTCTATAACTTTTGAAGCCCCTCCTTCAAGTATTTTTTTCTTATAAGTTACTTTTTTAGTGGTTTTATAATTAAAATACATTAACGTAGCTGTGTCTCTCGAAAAAACACTGTTTTCATAAAATTGAGCTACATTATAATAATCATACCATTGCTGACTATATTGAGTTATTTCTTGTAAATCATCTTTTGTTAATGTTGGGTCTATTTTCATTAACTCAGTAATAGGAACTGTTTTAATTTCTCCCCAATAAAAACAATCTTTAAAATAAGGATCTTCTGTATATGAGTAAACAACATTAGCAGGATCAACATAAGAAACTTGCACTCCTGATCCTTGAAGAAACTCATGCTTTGCAATTGATATTCCAATTACAGCAGCATCATAGTCAAGTCTTTTTCTTATATCCTCATAATGATTTTCATCAAACATTGTGTTTATAGCTGTTTCTTCAGCTATTTCAATTGCAGGCTTATAATTAAGCTGCATATATAAAGACAATTCTTCATCTGTTCCGGGAAGGCTATCAGGCGTCATTACAAAAGGATTTACTCCTGATAACTCTTGTATCTGTAACAACACTTCTTTACCCGACATTTGACTCTCAAGCATTTCTTGATACTTGCTTCTTTTAGCTTGAGACATAGCGTCTTGAGCGTATGCCTTTACCTTAAACAGTCTGTTTGACATTCCGTTTACAACAATATCAACAAATTTTGAAATAATAGGGACAGGAGTCCAATCTAAGTTTAAATAAGATAAATCTCCATCAACAGCTAATTCATTTTTGTATTTACCAACAGGCTGTTCCCCCCTTGCATATAGTCGCAACCTATTAAACTCTATCCATTGACCATAGTATCTACAGGAGTTTCCGTCTTTTCTAAACCATTCATATTGAATAGCTTGACCAACTTGAAGACCAAATTGTTCAGAGGCTTTTTCTGCATCAGTCGCTAACTGACTTGGAAAAGCTGACGATGTAATGTCTATTGTTATATCTTTCATCTAATTAATTGACTGTTATTTCCATCATTTGAGTACCTTGCGAAGTTAAGAATTATTTTTGATTCTTTTTTCTGAGGTAAATATATATGCTTTTGGTTAGCCATTATAGCTAATCCTGAACTAATAGAAGCATCAAATTTTGTTCTGTTATTAATATCAAATTTAGCCCAATCTTCTAAAGTTCTTGTGAATAACATACTTCCAATTTCATCAGGATCTCTGTAATGCGTTGAAACATCAAACCCTACATACCTCTCTATATATGATTCAATAGCAGAGGCGTGAGATTGCTTTACGTCTTCAGAAGAGTTTGGTATTCCTCCAAGTTCTTTCTCAGTTTTACTAAGTTTATTATATTGTTTATCAGGTCTGTTTAAAGAAAACTCTCTATAACCTCTATTTTTAAAATGATACAACAAACGTGGTTTGTTATTTTCCACTAAAATAGGCATACCATAAAAAACACAAGCCATAAGAACCTCTTCAAAAAATATCTCAGCAGTTTGAGGTCTTGCAATATATTCAAGAAAAAATTCATTTGAAGGAGCCTCGTCCATATTAAATTTAGTAAGACCATGAAGTGCCCCGTTAGACCCTCTACCTCCAACTACAGCAGAAATATCATAAGAGTCACAACCAAAAGACCCAATGTGCTCATTCCCCGGATATTTTTTTCCATTTCTAATATGCACATTGTTTTGCAAATATTTTGAAGGAGTCCAACTAACTAAGAACCGACCCCTGTTATCAGGAGTGAATATAACCTTACCATCTTTTATTCCGTCTACCCAATGAAAAGATCCTTTTGTTAAATGATGTTTTCTTATAAGGCTGTCGTTAAAATCTATTTGCTGATATATTTTAGTTAGATTAAACAAAGACTGCTTACTTTCATCTCTAAAAGCGTGAGACTCTGTTCTTGGAAACTGACGATAAAATTCATTTAGTGCATCAGCATCATTCTTTAATGAATCAACCTCTGCTTCCCAATAATCTATAGCTCCGTTTTTAATTAAAACACCATCAATACCTTTTATTGGTTCAACAGGTTTGTAAAACAGAGGCATCCCATATTGATCTATAAAACCTTCCATGTTCCATTCCATAGGAATAAAAAGAGAATATAACCCTGACTTGGTTTGCCCATTTCCATTTCTAACTGTAACATTAGAATCCTCAAACATATCTTTATAATTCTGACCTCCTTTTGATAAAGCATTAGAAGTAGAACCCATCATACACTTACCAATAATTTTAGAACCTAATCTAAGACAAGTTTTAGTTACTCGCCAATTCTCTTTAATGTTGTTAGGCTTAGTCCATTTACCACTTTCGTCATGGCATAATAGTAATAACTTCTCCCCATCATAAGAGTTGTCATCTGTGTTTTTCCAATCTATTGTTGTATCTAGTCCTTCAATGATCTCAAGATCAGACTCATACATATTTTTTTTAGTAATTTTAGATGCAGGAACTCTAAACGCCAATTCTGTTTTCGGTTTATCCATACCGTCCATAATAGGCTTAAAGAAAAAAGGAAGTTTACTGTTTATTGGAACGACTTTATCTGTAAACATTTTCTTAGCATCAGGACCTGTTTTAGATAGTATTCCAATTCTCGCATCACGAGCAAGAGTTCCTGTGTTTACAGCTTCCGAAGAAGACATAAATGAAAATCCTGAACGTCTAATTTTTAAATATATTAAACCGTAACATCTTTCGTCTGCTTTACAAGCCTCCCAAAAGATCCAATATATACGATTAGCTTCACGAAAATCAGGATAACCAACGTCAATACTTGACCATTGTAAATACATATAATGCGATCCTGTAATATAGGTTTTTACACCATTATTCATAAACCAAAAGCCTTGCTCTCTATAATCAAATTCATTTTCAATATAATCAACCCACTTGTTTTTAAATTCAGAAGGCATCTCATTCCATTGAAATATTGATTGTACTTTTTGTAGTTGTTTTGGGATACTTTTTCTTTCCCAATATTGTTCGGATTTACTTGTGTGTCTTTGAAAACACTTTTCGGGAGTTAAAGGTAAAGCAATAAAAATACCTGAAATGTTTATTACATCTCCTATTTGACCTGTTTTAGAAATAACAATTACATTATATTTATCATTATAACCATATAACCAAGACTTGTTTCTGTTTTTATTAGAAACTACTGTCTTTGATATATAATCATTAACTACATAATATAACTTATTTAGATCTTCTTTCTGCAAACCCTTGTCGTGTATCGTTTATATTGTCACCTTTCTCAGATAAATAAATACTTTCTTTTTCAGCTTCAATTCTATTAAGAATCTCAAACGCATCAAATATAGCCAATTTCTTCGTTGCTGCTGCATTTTTTAGCTTGTCAGCAGCTAGATCATCACCTTCGTTATTAGGGTCCAATATGGAGTCCTCAGCGACTTTAATCAATTCCTCTACAGCTTTATGACCTGCTGCTATGATTTTAAGTTTTATTTCTTTTAAACTCATATATGTAAATAATTTCTATAATTGACTAAAATCTCTTCTCCTATAGCAATATCTTTCTCACAAACCAATTTAGCGTCTTTACTATTTTCAATATAATGAAAATTAGCGTTATTTATATCTGAATGATTTGCGTATCTTCCCGCTAAAGTTCTTGTACCTCCAAATCTTCCATAACCTATAACATCTCCTTTAATAAATTCTTTGTTTGAAAATATACCAAGCCCATCTATTTTAGATTCAGATACTTTGTAATTTTCGTTTTTATCATCTACAACAGGTCCCGCTAATTTAAAAAACTCTTCTGATTTTAAGTATTCTTTCAAAGCATCAAAGTTTATGTTGTACTTTTCAATCATTTCATAAAATCCTGTCATAACACCATTGTTATTTGATGGTCAAACATTCTATAAAGTTTTTCACCATCAACATCAAACTCGTATTCGCTATCAGGTTTAAAAGATATTAAGTCTCCCGAATTTACCCCTTGACTAAGTAAGTAATCATTTGGATAAACCATCTTGCCCATCAATGGCTCCTCTTTAAAAGGCTTTTTAATATATGATTCAGTAACAGGAATTGGTTTTACAAAACAATATCTATCGTAAGCAAACCATCTGTCCTTATTTTTGTACATAAAAAATTGATCTGTTTCAATAAAAAATAAATCATCTTTAAAAAAACTTTTACCGCTTCTTTGACGACCTTTCATGTCGTTATAAAACTTAAAAGCGTTATGGTGTACAAGTAAGGTATCCCCTATCTCTATAGGACCACTATAACCTAAAGGAAGCTCTATAACTTCAGCATATCTGTTTGAAAACTTATGGTCTTCCTCAGAAGTACTTATTATAAATTCTATTCCTCCTATATCTTTTGTGTTATTGTATCTTTTACCGTCTTTAGGTTTTGCTATAAAGTAGAATGGAGATTTCATTATATATTAATATTATATTCGATAGAAACAGGTACAGTATTATTAAATTCTTTCCACATAACTATTTCGTTTTTTCTGTTAATAATATAAATTTTAATAGATTGTTTTAAATTATCGTACTTTATAAGATATATCTCTTGAGTATCGTTAAGGACTTTTTGTCCTAATATATAGTGCATAGCTCCGTTTTTATAATCAGGACCTACCGAGATTTTTCTAATTACCATAATTTAAAATTATTAATACACTTTTGTTAATGTAAAATTTTGGGAACGTATTGTATCTCCTGCACTTGAAGTAATCCATTCAGCAGTAATCGTAAGGTTATTTTCAACCGTTGTATCAAATACTGTATTACTTATCAATCCAAAATTTACCCCTTCAATTGTATTTCCTGCATTCTTATTATAGGTAAAAACACCATTAGCAAATAGTTCAGCAGTTCCTGCTCCTCCTATGTTTGCAATAGTAAAGTCTAAAATTAAATCAAAAAATTTATTAGTCGCTGTTGATAAAGTATATTCTAAAGCATCTAATATTACAACGCCATTAGATCGAACTCTAAATCTAATTATTTGATTGTTTGCAGAGTTAAGTTGACCACACATCTTTGCTGTAAATGAATCTCCAATCTTAAAAGAATTTGCAGGTACACTTAAAGTTCCAACCCCTTGTCCAATTAAAGAAGATTCTCCACTTGCAAAAACAATCGGATCGCTTAAAGATGTCTGAGCAAATAAACCATAACTAGATCCTTGAATTTGATTCATTAAAGGCAATATACTTGAAATTGTAAAGTTAAAAGTATCATTCTCAGGATTACCTCCTGATTTTGTTCCTATTAATTTATCTGATAACTCAGGTGTTGCTGCATTACTGTAGTCGCTTATCTTTCCCATTTATTATTAATTTAATTGACATCTTACAAATGTATGTTATTTAAAACAATATATTTTTATATCTTCTATATAAGTATATAATAACTGCAATTAATAAAATCCACCATAAAAAAGATAAGTAATTTTGTTTTCTATCAACTTTTCTTACTTCTTTTATTTCTTTTTTATTTGTTATAACTTTTATTTCAGAAGAATCCTTTTTAATTTCTTTTTTATTAGTATTATCTAATAATTTAATTTTAGTCTTTTTAGCTTTTATTTTAGCGTTGTAATATTTTTTATCATTAATAACAATAGGTTTTTCAACGTCTATAGGGGTTATTTCTATTTCATCAATATCAGTATTTATACTTATATTGTTTTCAGTGATTATAACTTCTTTCTTTTTAACAATAGAAATACTGTCCTTTTTAACCTCATAATTCGTTTTTTCAGAAACAACTTTCCTAGATCCACATGAAGAAAAAAAAATCAATAATAATATTAAACTATATTTCAGCATAAGTGTAAGTCTTACCTTTAATGTTTTCCGTAAAGGTTTCTCCCTTATCAACAAGTTCTTTTAATGATTCCCAATCATGTCCAAAAGTCATTTCTAAATGAGGCTTGTCTTTAAACTTCCAATCCCCTCCCCATACAAAACCAATTGATTTAAAATAATTAATTGCTTCCATCCAATCCGGAGTCCCATCTTTATCAAAATCTAAATGAGTGTCCCAACTAGCTGATTCAAAAGAACCATTACTGTCATTGTCAAGTAATAACACAATATCAAAAGCTAAATGATAATTATGTATGCTTTGACCTCCTTTTGCATTAGTTACAATCCCTAACCTTCTTCCAATTGAGTCAAAAAGTTTAGTCCTTCCTTGAGAAAATAAAACGTCTTGCTCTTTAATGGTTCTTGTAGTAGATGAAAATCTAAGACGAACACCTTTTCCAAGAAGTATGTTATTTACGTGCAAGTAAGCACTCATAACCTCATTCCTTATTTTAGGATGTAAAGTGCCTATTCTTTCGATTGTAAGTTTATCCATTATACAATATCATTCATATTATTTTTAATTTCTTTCGCTCTAAGAAATGCTTTTTTAAGCATATCCCAAATCTTAATATTATAAGATTCTTCTACATTTTCCTTTATTGATACTAATTCAATAAAAATTAAAAGTATTCCGCAAATTTTTGTGAACATATAATCTACACTAAGCCAATTATATATGAACTCATTAAAAATAAATTTGTCCATTATAAATAAAAATAAAATACATATTTCATACAATAGCATTTTAGAAACAATATTTGATAATGTTCTACTTCTCACACTTTTCCAACCTTTTATTTTTACAGTTTTAAAAATTCCTGTAAAAGTGTCTAAGACTATAGACGCTCCTACAGCTATTAATATTCCTTGAATGGGAACAAACATAAGTAATATAGAGCTTAATAAATAGTTAATGTATTTCATTTTATTCCAAATTTATGTGCCGGAGTTTTAGGGAATGTTTCAGAACTTCCAAAATCTCTAGTTTCCGTTAGCATTACGTCTACGTGATAGCCATCTATAAAGGTAGCTTCTGTTTCCTCCGTTGCAGGTACGTCTACTATTTGCCCTACCCATACCACCGCCTTTGTGATT